GTGCTTCTCGGACCCAACAGCACGGTCCTGGAAGATGCGGGCGGAGCGGATCATGATGTAGAACCGAGCAGCCTGAGGCAGTTCATCCCAGTCCAGCGCCACGATGACCTTAGCGGTGATCTGCTTGGTGAACTCAAAGGTTCGGTTCTGTCGATCATACAGCTTGGTCCCACGGAGAACCACATCAATGCCATCATTGTTTGGATGCTCGACATCACACAGAAGGACTGTGTTTCCGACCGTGATTTCATTGGTGGAGGGGTCTGGCGTATAGACCCGATCTTCCTCGGTGTTGAAATGCCAGCCCTTGGCCTGAACCGACAGGCTGACTTCATCCAGAGTCTGGAGGGCCATGGCAACGTCAGCCGAGTTGGATCCGCTGATGTTGTTCACCGGGGCTGAGCCAATGGTGGCCAGCAGGGTGTTCACTGCCTGAAGCTTGGTGGTTGTGGTCAGTGGCATGGTTGTCTCCTAAAGGGAAAAAGACCCAGCTCCATTTCTGGAGCCGGGTCCAAGGTCTAACTTTCGTTAGACCCCAGCATTACGCCGGGAGGGCCTCAGCGCAGATCACGCCAGCGCACTCGGGGCGCAGGATGCCGTGACCCATCGCGTACTTGGCGACCATCAGGTTACCCTGAAGGCGGATGTCGTAATCCGACTCCATCGCCAGGTCCATCAGCTTCACGGTGCCAATCGCCTGCTTCTGGAAGCAAGTCGCCACCACGCGGCCAAGGTGGGCCGTGTAGGTGTTGTTAGCGCCGAAGGGCTGACCGCTGTTGGCCGTGAACGACGAGCGGCCATCCACACCGAACACCGCCGCAGCGTTGTTGCTGCGGATCAGCTTGAAGCCAGCGATCTCGGGCAGGTCGGCAGACACGTACGAGCCGGTGACCGTACCGAAGTCACGGTTCAGAAGCTGACGGCCATCCGCGCTGTTGACGAGACGGTAGTAGCTGGTCGGGGTCAGGACGCAGTAACGCTCCTCGCTGGGAACGTTCTTGACATCGAACGCAGCCGCCATGTCATACAGAGCAGCAACCATCTCATCCGTGGCAGCCGCCGGGATGTTACCACCAGCAGTACCGTTCGTGATGTTGAACTGGTTGTTGGTGATCACGGTACCAGCACCGGTGCCCGTCAGGTTCTCCGCGCGGGCCGTGGGAACGCCCGTCGAGGTGTTGTAAGACGCGGCCGCCAGAGCCGAGAGACCGATCAGGTTACGGTCAAACTGCTTCGCGAGTGCACGGCCAAGCTCCTGCGAGTAGATCGAACGCACGTCGTAGTGGTTCTTCGCCTCGTCAAGCTTGTCGATGAACGTCGTCGCCAGGAGCAGATCATCCACGTTGATGACCTTCTCGGCGTGCTTGAACGCCGTGGCGTAGCCGGTGCTCTGATCGCCAGCGGTGCTGTCGTTGTCGTGGCCGTTCTCAGTGATGATGTCCGTACCAGGCTTGTGGTACTGCGCGCTGGCGATACCGGTGACGGGGAACTGAGCGCTGCGGCCGCTGGTGATCGTGCGGATCATGTGCAGCGGCTTCATGACGGCAGCGGTTTCAAACGTCTGGAGGACTTCGCCAGAGAACACCTTCAGGAACAGTGCATTCTGAGTATCGAGAGTGCTGCTCCACGTGCCAGAGCCGTTGCTCTGACCCATAAAGCTAACCTTAGAAACAGCCATGTTTGGCCTTCCTTTGTAGAAAACGGGAGTTGTTGATCAGTGAAAACGGGTAGACGTAGTTACTCAGGCCGGGTACGGCTGAACCCCACCGCAGTGGGAGCCGTTGGCGCTGGAGAACCAGCAGTCTGGGTAGGGCTAGAGGAGTCATCCCCCTCGGGGGCGACGTAGCCAGCATACCAGCCCTCAGGTATGTGGACTTCGTTTTGGGACAGCTCCCAATTAGAGCCATTCCAATAATAGACATGGCCCCGGACATCAGGGCCAAGTCTTACAAGATCATGGTCGGCCGGGTGGACGAAGACCACTTTTGTGCCGCCGCACCCTGTTTGCAAAACGCTCGTAAGCGTTGCCAGGGATGTTAGGTGCATCCATCGCGCTCGATGGTTCATTGGCTCGTCTCCAGACCAGGCCGACCAATTCCTTTAGGACCACACTCAGGGCTGCGGCAATAGCCGTCCACATGTGGTCAACCGTTCTTCTTGACGCTCAGGCGAGCCCCGGTGTAACCCAGGGAAACCAGAGCGACCGTAACCGTACCGAGAATCTGCGCCCAAGCGCCCTCGTTGGGGACCAGCCCCGAGGCCTGAACAGCGCCCACCGCGACAGCGGCAAGGCTCAGCCAGAACTCAGTGGTCTTGTAACCGGGCTTGCTGGGAGTAATCGGAGTGTTGTCCATAGGGTCACCTCAGATGACGTTAGAGTTTGCGAGCTTCCGTTCCACCTCTGCGCGATAAGCCCCATCGGTCTTGTACCGGGGGTCACTCATCGCGGCCACGACCTCAGCCGTGCTGTTGAATGAACCAGGGTTAGTCTTGCCACCAGTCTTCATCAGCTTCGGCTCAGCATTACCACTGGCTGCGGAGTACCGAGCATGCAGGCCCTTGACAGCGAACATGACCTGATTCAGGTTGCCGCTCTCCACAGCTTGGTTGTACGCCTCGGTCTCCTCAGCAGACAGGTTCTGGCCTGCCCACTGGATCATCTGCTGGTAGCTCTCTTGGCCACCAACGGACGAGAAGACCTGCTGCTCCTCGGCGGAGGCCACGGCCTTCTGACCGGCGATGAACTGGTCCACCACCTGACGGGGGTAGCCCATCTTCGACAGTTCCTTGTACGACTCCTCGCTAAGGTTGCCCTTGGAGAAGAACTCCTGCGAGAACTTCGAAAGGCGCTCAGATGCCTGGACCTCATCCGGGGTCGGAGCGGGCTGCTCAGCCTTGGGCTCTTGCTTCTGGGCCAGGCCCTTGTAGGCCTCAGCCAGCTGCTCCGGGGTTTCAAAACCCTCGGGCAACCAAGCCGGGCGGTCCGTTGCCGGAGCATCGGTCTGGGGTGCATCTTGGGGAACTTCCGTTCCCGGTGCCATCGGGCCAGTCTCTTCAACCTTGACTGAAACTTGTTCCATAGTTAGCCTCCTTGCGCTGGCATGCTACCACCACCAGCAAACTGCGTGGGGTCAATATCACCACTTTGAATCAAGCGTCCTGCCTGATTGATCGCGTTGGGTCCAAGTCGATTGGCCAGAGCAATCTGCTGTTGCTGCTGCTGCTCAGCCATCATGGTCTCCTCGTCCTTGATCAGACCAGCCGGATCAATGCCAAGGGCTGCGGCTCGACGGTTCAGGTACTCCTGAACATTCAGGAACTGCATGAGAACCTGGGGCCCGAGGGTCTGCTGGACTCCAATCAGGAACGCATCCAACTTCTGCAGGTCCTGGCCACGGCCAAGGGCATCGACGCCGGTGATGATCAGGGGCTTGATGAACTCCTTTGGAACCTTGGGCAGCTTCTTGCGGCGCTGCATGACGTCCATCAGGCGGTTGACCAGCGGAAGCTGGAACTCCTGGCTGAGGACGGAGTAGATGCCGCCTAGCTGTCGTTCGACTGCTGCCGTCGTGAGTCGGACTTCCTCGGCGGTAACACGCTCAGCATTTCGAATCGTAGATTCCGCCAGCAGGAATGCGTAATTGAGACGCTCACGAATCGAATTGATCGTTTGAAATGCGATCGAGAAATCGGCCTGTTTCTGAGTCTGAAGAACTGAAACATCGGAAGCCATTCCTTCCCGGATTGCGCCGTTGGGACTGCGGGCGAGAACATCTGCCTCAGTCATCCCGTTGGGATTGACCAAGAACAGAACCTTGGCGGCGGCGGCGGAGCCTTCGACAATCGCCTGGGTAAGGGCTTCCAGGCTCTTGAGATCGCCCAGATACTCCTCGACATACCCACGGCCGTAGCTCTCACCGTCCACCCGATTCATCCGAAGGGCAAACCAAGGCAGGCTGTCATCGGTGTATCGGCCCATCGAGCTCTCGATAACCTTACCCTTGACCTCCTGCCAGACTTCCCAGCCGCCGTCTTCACAATGGCAGACAGCGGTATACAGGTCGCACGAGTCATCCAAACCGTAGTTAGCCTGGCCCTCCTCATTGAGGATTGCCTTGATCTCATCAGGCAGCAGAGAGGGGGCAACCGTCTCCTTGACCACGATCTTCTGAACCCTGCCCATGGGATCCCGCTTGATCACATACTGATCAAGATGGAAGACACGTAGGCCATCGTCGGACATGTAGACCAAGATGTTACCAGCCACGATCAGATGCTTGAGAGCCTCAAAGATGGCCGGGCGGATAGCCATAGCCTCGACCTCTTGCATGACCGAACGTTCGATAGAGCTGAGAGTCTTGTCGATCCCGGTCTTGTACTCCGTTGCTCCTAGCGTCCTGACGGCCTCCTCATCCAGAACCAGACGGAAGAAGGGCTGGTTCGGGGGGAGCAGCGACATCAGGAGGCTGGCAGCAAGGTGGTTCACACCACGAGCACCAAGCCCCTGAAAGGGGGTGGGGTAAATGGTGACGTGGCTGTGGCCCTGCGGTGGGACCAGAGTAGGCAGCGTCAGAGACGAGCACTCACGGGCCCTACGAAGGAAGGGATCCCGGTCGGATTCCAACCGTCCGTACAGACCTTGTGCTGATTCCATGGGATTCCTTAGGGGGTGGTGCCAATGCCAGTTCCGCCAGACATTCCGCCAGCCAGCGGAATAACCAAGCTGGACTTACCAGTTCTGGCAGCAGCAGACATTCGACTCTTGTAGGACTCCATGCTATCGGTGGGGGCCTTCTGCACCATCATGGCCGTAGGGGCTGGGGGTGGGGGTGGGACCGGGAGAGGGGGCGGAGGGGGGATGTTAGGCTTACCACCAAAGCACATATTCTTGCTCCTTTAGATATTGAAACGGTCTTCGAATTGACGGGCAGCAGCCTTGCGGAGGAACTCCACAACAGACCGCTGACCGGCATAGAACCAGATCCGACGATCCTCTTCGGAGAGATCGGGACACTTGGGCGGAAACCGGGATTCAAGATCCTTGAGCAGTTCTTCAGGGATCGGTGGCAGTGGCCTAAAATCCGGACGTTCCATAAGGTGTTCCTCAATCTGCGATAGTTGCGAGGAAAAGTTTCTTGATCTCGCGGTTGTCCCGCTTGTTCAGCTCCTTTCGGAGCTTCTCAAACGCTCGGATAGCGATGTCTCTGGCGTTAGCCTCGGTCATCGGTAGACCGGTCTTTTCGGTGTACATGGCACACACCTCAGCCCATGGCCTGAGCGTTCGCTTGGGGGCTTCCGGGTTGACGTACTCAATGGAGGGGCGTCGGCCCTTCTTGTTGAACTTGGCGGAGAACTCGGACATCAGAAGATCTCCTGTCCAAGGAGCCAGCCCGGAAGATCGTTCAGGCTCTCCGGAAGGAGACCCATGGAGATCATGTGCTCGGTGTGCATGATGGCCGCCAAGTTCCAACGGGCGGCGGCGAGATGGTCCTCGTCCCGCATACCCATCAGATACTTATTCATGTGGCGCATGGCGGAGTCGTAGTACCGGGACAGGGGCTGGCCCTTCTCCCAGTTACGGTCGCCATACTTGCTGGCCCCGTTCTCCAAGTGCCGAGCGTCACGCTGAAGAACGAATGGGCTCATCAGGTCGAAACGACCTTTGCCTTCACGGGTGTCTCGGAGGCTTCCGGTGTTGAACTCTTCTCGCTTGCCGGAGTCCTTGATTGATGCGAAGTAGGTGTCGGGGGTTTCCATAGTTTGACCTCAGCTGTCTTGATGTCGTATTCACCGTGACGCAGGATTCTCGCAACACGGGCCTGGGTGAGGGCGTCTTCCTCAGTCAGGCCTGCCGTCTCAAAGGCGGCGACCACAGTATCCCAAGATTGGTGCAGTGTCAATAGGGTCCCCGCCTTGACCGGACCGACTCCAGGACAACCCTTGTAGTTGTCCGTGGTGTCACCCACCAGAGTCTGGAACAGGTGGTGGTAGTCAGCCTGTTCCTCATCTATCGACGTCCAGACACCGGTTCGGGGGTTGTAATGCATCCCAGGGATGGTCTTGAAGTCCTTGTCTTCGGAGACCATGACGTATGAGTGCTTGGGCTTCGGGCATGTGGCCAAGATGCCGATCACATCATCCGCCTCAAGGGTCGGGTAGGAGGCTGTCTTGTAGGTTTCCTCAGCATACTTCTTGACTGCCGCATAGGCCAGCGGCTTGCGGGTAGCCACCCGGTTTGCCTTGTAGTCAGCCAGGATCCGAATACGGAAGTTGTTTGGGGAGCTGAAGCAGAGCGTGAAGTTCTTGGTCATCACGTTCTCAAGGATATCCCCCAAGGCCACATCAAACATCTGCTTCGCCTCGTTGGCATCGGAGTGCAGGGTCCAAAGATCGCCACCCCAGTCGATCGCCTTCTCTACGGCGGAGCTGGTCTGGTACAGAAGGATGTCCGCATCAATCAGGGCATGGATTGGTTTCTTCTTCACTCGTTTACGTCTCCAGCTTGGAGTAGCATTCGGGCCGTCTCGATCAGCCCAAGACATGAGTGGAATGCTCCGTATGTGCTATAGGTCAGATCCTGTGCAGCCCGACTCTTGACCTGAGCCCCGACAAACACAAAGCAATCAAACCTGGCAGAGACCACGGACAGGAGCTGGTCCGTGGTGTAGCTGTTCAGTGGGTTGTGTGGATCACGCGGGTCCATAGTCAATCCTCTTGAGGTCTTTGAGCTCGGTGATCAGGGTCTCCCGAAGCTTGGAGGCTATCGGGCATGATCTGATAGACATCATGATATCAGCCTGATGGCCCTTCTCCCGGAGATATGGCCGGATTTTGGTTATGAAGTTCCGGGCATTCTGGCCGAAGAAGGACAGACGGTACGAGGTCCTCTGCTTTCCCCGACGTGTAGAGTGGCACAACACGCGCCCAAAGCCGAATAGATTCCTGATCTCCAAGAGATGGTGGGGGTAGCAGTTGGTAATGAACGCGTGCTCTGTGTTCTTCCACGTTACGCAGCCCTCACCGTCAAATAGACCGGCAATATACGCGATAGTTGTTTCTGGGATATCAGACATCAGTGGGTCTCTGCCCAGTTACGGCCGATCTTGGATTCCCCATCGAGCCTGCACCTAAACCCCAAGACCTCACCAGCCTTGGTGATACAGGACTTGACAATGGCGGCGGCCTCTTGGGCATCAGCCTCGTCCACCTCAAACTGAACCTCGTCGTGGATGTGGGCCACCTGCTTGAATCGCCCAGACAGGCCAGCCCTGACCAGTTCCTTGTGCATCAGGATGGTGGCCTGCTTCATGATCACCGCACCGGCGCTCTGCAGCAGGGTGTTCAGGGCTGCGTGGGGGGATCGGATACGAAGCATGCGGCCATCCAAACCATACAGATATCCACGAGAACAGGCCTGCTCGACGGCATCCTTGAGCTGCTTGAGGGCGGGCACCTTGGACAGGAACTGCTTCTGCATCTTCTTGCCCTCGTCGTATCCACCGCCGATGATCTTCCCGAGCTTGGCTGGCCCAGCCCCGTACAGGAAGGCATAGATGAATGACTTGGCATCGTTGCGTGTCGGCAGACCAGCAGCCTTCTGGTTTGCCGTGTGGATGTCACCTTCCAACAACTCCTTGGCAAAGGCTCCGTCGTCATACTTGGCCATGTAGTGGGCCAGGCAGCGAAGCTCAAGGCCAGCCGCATCAACTCCAACCAGAACCCGGCCCTTGGGGGCAACGAACAGTGACCGACACTCCTTGCCGTAGGGGGAACCACAGGCTGGAACTTGAGCCATGTTGGGGCCACGGTGTGTACAGCGGCCAGTCACAGCTCCGTTGTGGTTCACGGACCCGTAGATCCGACCAGCCTTCTCCACCTTGAGCCAAGCTTCATCACCTTCGGCCAGCATTCCGATGCGCTTCTGAACCAACAGGTAGTGGGACAGCTTCTTGGCAATCGGGTACTCCAATGCACCCAGCACAGCTTCGTCCACCTTGGCCTCTCCCGAGGGGGTGAACTCTGTGGGCTCCCACCCCAGATTCCTTAGGGCTACGGCAATCTGCTGGCGGCTCGCTGGATTGAATGGGATCTCCTTGGTCTTTGTCTTGAGCTTGATGATGGTCGGGGGAACTTCTGCCTGAAGCTCACGAACAAGGCGGTCGCGCTCGCCTGCCAATACCGAGTACAGTTGACCAGCGGCATCCCTGTCAAAGGCGAAGCCATTGCGGACCTGACCAGCAATCAGATCAGCGAAGGAGTGTTCAAGAATCACGGAGTCCAGGCTGCCGATCTTGGACGACAGCTTGGTGTGCAGGGCCGCAGTGATGCGGACGTCCTGCATGCAATAGTCACCGATCTCGTCGGTGTATTCCAGAGAGCGCCAATCAACAACCTCCTCCATGACAACGCCCTTGGCCATACCAAGACGGTGGCCCCAAGCCTTGAGAGAGTGGCTGCCAATCATCTCCTTGGGAAACCCCTCGGTCTGAAAGTCATCATCCTTGATGTCCGGGTGGGTAAGACGGGCGAGGACGAGGGTGTCTCGCACAGCTCCCTGAGGACCGTCCCAGCGGGGGTACAGCTTCTTCAGTACTGGGATATCAAAGGCCAAGACATTGTGGCCGATAACTTCATCGGCCTGGCGGATGGCATGCAAGGCCAGATTGATCTGGTCCTCGGTGAACGCGATCTTGGGCTCCTCACCCTTGCGCTGCCAGCCAATACAAATCAGCCTGTCCGTGGTGTCCAGCAGACCGTTGGATTCGATGTCGAAGTAGATGGTGTCCATGGGTGGGATCCTAACTGGGGATTACTCAGCTGTCAAAATCCCGAGCCTCGTGCTCCTGAATCTTGGAGTGAAGTCTTGCATTTTCCGCTCGGGC